CCATCCCAGGCGGACGCCTGGGGCCATTCGTAGTTGCGTTTATTGGCCATTTATAAAACTCCTATCATAAAATTAGTATCATCCCCCACCATTATCTCTCCGGTATCTCCCACCATGTAGGCTTCAATGGAGAACACATAGGAGAACATGAGGACGGTGTGGGAAGGTTTAAGCGTTTCCAGGAAGCACTCCAGCTCCTGGGAGGCCCACCAGCGGAGAGGATCCCCGGCGGTATTCTGGCCCACTTTGAACTCTTGGACGGCGGACTCCGGAATCTGTACCACCACGCGCCACGCGAAAAGCCACGGACCCTGGGTGAGCGCCTCCCCCACGGTTGAAATCCCTACTTTGAATGGGTGCGCGGTTTCGTACACCTCCTCCACGCGGGCCTTGAACCCCAGGAGCGCGGCCAGATCCTCATAATACTGGGCGGCCTGGCCTCCGGTGGAGTTGAACTTACGGAAAATCTCCAGGCGTCGGGTATCCAGTGACGGGGCCAGGTTTCCCACGCATTTCTCCGGGAGGCCCAGTTCCGTCTCCCAGTCGGGAATGGAGTCCAGGGACTGGGAGGGCGTGGTCTCCATGAGCAAATCACATGCGCGCTGGTGAATCCGGGCGGACTCCTCGGAACAGGCGGCCAAGAGTTTCCACAGATTGGTTCCCACGCGGCGGGTCCAGGCCTGGCCCTTGGGGAGAAGTTCCTGGGCCTGGGCTGTGTATTCCTCCACCCCATAGGGTCGCGGACAGGCTGGATCCAAGTCCACCAGCTCCACCACGGAAACGGTGGAAACCTGGAGCTCCCCAAAGAGCCCGGTGAGGCTTAAAGGATAGGACCCGGCCGTGGCCGTGGACGGTACGGACAACACCAGCTCCCGTGCGGTTTGCTGGGAGGGTTCAATCAAATCCAGACCGCCCAGGCGGACAGCCAGGACCATGTCCAGATTCCAGCCCACCAGGGTGACACGCCACCCGCGGGAAGTTTTGCGCGGGTACACCGCCTGTACTAGCGGCGCCGTCATGTCAGCTCCATATAGGAGGACCCGGAAAGGCCGGCCACCTGGTTAATGGTGAGGGCGATGTCAGTCACCACCACCCCATCCTGGAGGATTTCGGTAATTGTTGCCCCGGTCACTCCGGTGGCGCTGGAAATGGCGTTTTGCACCTGGGAGCGCGCAATGGTGGTGCCAGGTGTTCCCGGTTCACCCGTGGACTTTGCGCGGGCGCTGAAAAGGTCCCGGAGTTCCGTGTCAGCCGCTGCCATGGTGGCGGTGTTGAATGGGCGGATCTGGGCACGGACCACAATGGCGGAAACCTGGACACTGGCCACCCTTACATCCGCGGTGACAGGTTTCCTGGAGCGGTCCGTCACATAATCCACCACATCCTGGACCTCCGAAGGGGAGAGCACGGGCGGTGTGGTATTATAATCGGCCACCCGCAAGGTCACGGAATTGGCCTCCGGGTATTGGGGAAACACCCAGCAATCAGTCACGGGTGACACGCTGGTGGCCCAGATAACGTAGTCTGCATCCGCTCCGCCTTGGGGCGGGTTCTTCTTCTTATAGAGGATGCGCGCGCGGTACTCCTCATCACCCTCAATCTCCACGCCCTCGGAAATGGCTCCGGAAGCGGTGACGGTATCCACGCCCACAATAGGGCTGACAAGTTCCAGAGAGACGCCGCTCTCCTGGTTCCCTGCACTCCCGGCCACAATGGCCGTCACGTTCACAGTGGCGATGCCAGCCAGGGTCACATCCTGGGTGGTTTGGTATTCCACGCGGTCCGCCACGGTCTGGACCAGGGTCCCCTGGGGAATCACCGTCCCGCTGGTCCCGGTGAATAACACCAAACCATTGGCAAAAGTGGCGGGTTTGCGGAATACACCAATTTCCTGGCCATGGCGGTCCAGCTGGTCCCCATCGGCCAGGTATGCAAAGGCTTGATCGTAAATCCAGGAGAGGTAGAGGTGGAGAGGGTACACCACCCCGGCCCACACACGGGCCAGAACTTTGAGAACGGAACGTCGGAGAGTTGCCGCCGTCCCGAAAAATTTAGTGCTTAGATCGCTCTCCACGCGGGAGATCAATTCCGAAAGGGTAGGTCTAGTCCATGCCATTATTTGCTCCTCCTGGAGGTTTGGGCCTCCCAGTTCAATTCATAACGATAATCCACGAGAACCCGGCCCCCCTTCAATACCTGAACCAGTGTGTCCACGCGGTTTAGTTCCATGGTGGACCGCTCCACAGTGACGGCCACAGATTCCGCCACGCCGTCCTGGACCATCCAGTCCAGGCATTCCGCCCCCCATTGCTCCAGCTGGAGGAATAGGTCCGGGGTAATTTTTGAGCGCTGGGAAAGCCAGATTTTTCCGCCCAGAAAATCTCCGGAGGGTTCCAGGGTCTCATCTGCCCACCAGCCCATCTGGTCACCGCCTGGGATCGGGTCCGGATCCTCAGCGGCCCGGCGGGCCCATGTGAACAGGGAAATAATGACCGCGGTCTCCATGTCATCACCCAGGACCAGGTCCTGGCCGTCAAAGTCTAAATCAAAATCCCGTTGCTGGGTTCTTTTTAATCGTAAATCAGACATATATCAAAAAATACCTCATTGGATAAATTCCGGGAACGGTGTGGGGGTCGGGGGTGGTACGGGGATCATTTCCACCACCGTGACGGGGATTGTCTTGACCACGGACTCCGTGGCCTGGAAGAACTTGACAAAGGGGTCCGGGACCTCCTGGTCAGTGACTAGGGACTGGATAGCGGCTACCATTGCTGGAATCATTGCCGCCCCGGCCACAGTGACGGACACCACGGTGGTCCCGCCATGCGCGGGGACTCCAGGCGTGTCGAAGGTGGCCCAATAGTTACAAATCCCGGCGGCCAGTTTCTGGACCTGGGCGGCTGGGTCCGCCACCTGGAAAGCATCTTCCAGGATAGATACATCACCGCCCGCGCTCATGTCAGCGCCCAGGACGGTGGCGGCCTTGGAATAATCCAGGTACACCTGGGCCAGTTTCTTGGCCATGGCATCATTGGAGAGCGGGGTCTCCCGGTCCATTTGGGCCTGGATTTCTGCCTGGAATGCCTGGCCAGCGGAGTAGGGATTCAGCGCCATGAGTTACCCCTGGTCCGGTTGGTCTGGTGGACTTGTAGGGGCGCCCAGGTTCCCAATGTGGGTGTGGGCGTTGTATTTGTCCCGAAGCCCGGAAAGGTTCCCGGTGGAGTCGGAAATTTCTCCGGTACTCGTGGTCTGGGGGGAATCTATCTGGATTTCCTTGGTGGCGGTGATTTTCAAGGTTTCCGTGGAAATCTCCACCGCCCGGCCGTTTTTCATGTGGATGAAATCTCCTTCATCGGTGTGTAGCGCCACCTCTCCCTCTTTGAGCTCTATTCGCATTTCTGGCCCCATGCCTTTTGTGGCAATGGCCACGCCGGAGTCACGGGAGCCGCCAAGGAATAGGACCACGGACTGGGAGTCAGCCTTGGGGCGGCTGGAAATGCCGTATTGTTGGACCAGCTCAATGTCATCCCGGACCTCTCCGGCCAAGAGTTTGAGCTCTAGGCGGATTCCACCGTCCCCGTCTTGAGTGGCGGTGATCAGTGACCGTGCTACCATTAGGCGGATACGATTCCGGATGGGTTCCAAAAGTCGGTTTAATTCAGAAAACATTAGGACCCCCTCACAGACTTCCGGATATTGGCCCAGGGGTCTGCCTTGGCTTTTACTTTCTTTGCACTCGGTCCGGTTTCAGGGATGGGTTCAAAAGCATCCGGACGGGCCAGACTCAAGGTGGCCGTGGTACCTCCGGCCCCATAGGTATACTTCACGGTGTTTATTAAGAAATCCTGGGATCCCTCCCCCAGCAAATAGGGGATTTCCACGGACACCAGGCGCGCGCATTCCCACAGTTCACCCGTGGACTGGGTCCACCCACGGACCACAACCTCCAGGCCTCCAGCCTTGGCGGCCCGTGTCTGGGCCTCCCAGGAGGCGCGCCGCTGGGCGGTTTTCTGGTCCAGGTTGTTCCCGGCCACAATGACAATGGGGCGGAAGCGGACCACATCCGGGTCCTGGGCGCGGGCTTCCACTCCTATGGTCCTATTTGCGGAAGCGGTCCCCGTGCGGGGGAACCCGTCTTGGCCGCGGACCACGTAGAGGGAAAAACGGTCTTTGTTGCTGAATTTACCGGAGGCGGCCTTTATATTGACACCATAGACCAGGCGGTCAGCGGCGCGCCCGTCCCCGGATTGGATAAGCGCAATATTTCCGGACCCGGTGGTCATGGGGAGAACTCCGCGAAGGGTGCAAGCCTTGGTCAAAGTCTGGAAAACAGAGTCCCCAGGCTCCGCGGAAAACTTGGGGAACGGTTGGCCCAGGTCCGCCGGAGCGGATTCCACCTTAAGCCCAAAGGGCGCGGACAGCTGGTTGGCCAGTTGCTTGAGGTCCACATTTTTCCATTGTCCGGTGGTGTCAGTGAGGCCACAGTCTACCAGGTCACATGTGAGCTCACGCCCGGAGACGCCAATGGAATGGGAGCGCCCGTCCACCTTGGGTTCAATATCATCCACCCACCCGGTCATGAACGGAACCCCGGCCAGTGTGACCTGGACCTGGTCACCTGGAAAAATCGGAATGGGACGGATAGTCCCGTCCTCATTGATGGCGGACTGGGTGACGCTGAATGAGCCGGAAAGATGGTCCATGGATTTGGAGACCTGGACCTCCTCCCACCCGGTGAGGATTTGACCATCCACAGAGATTGAAATTTTACTCATTTAGACAATACCTCCAGAGCCTGGCCGCCAGGTAAAAATCCGGGGTGTGGCGCCGTGTTCCGATCCACAATGTCCTGGAAGCGCTGGAAAGTTCCGTATAACTCAAAGGACAGGACCAGTGATGGTACGGTCCGGGCCGGGGTCACAGTGAGGACCACGGCAAGGTCCGCGGAAGTTTCCCGGAGATACTCCAGCGCCGCGGCCTGGGTGTCCTGGACCGCCTGGTAAATATCCGGATCCTCAGTGGTTTCCAGGATGGATTCATAAGTTTCCGCCAATTCTTTCTGGAGCGTTCCGGCGTCCTGGACAGAGGAGACCCTCGCCTCTAAAACCTTGTTTGCAGTGTCAAAGGTGGCGGACTGTTGAAAAAGTGCCAGGAGTGCGGCCTGGTTCTGGGCTTGTTTACGGCGCCCCACTGCAGATTGATTAGGGACCGCGGGAGTGTCGGAACCTATCCGGGCCATGTCCATGGCCTCCTGGAGCTGGGACCGATTGAACTCGGCGACCTCCTCGTCCGTATCGAAGCTCACAGCATCCGGGGCGTAAGTGATTAGATCCTGGATCCGGTTGGCGAATTCGCCAGGGGTCAGGAGCAAAAGCTCCAGATTTGCGCGGACTTGTTTAATTTTCTCCACAAATTCCGCCGCTTGGCGCATGGTGTTTCGGAGATTCTCCACCTGGTCCAAAGCCCTATTGGATAAATCCACGGCAGCCTGGACCGTGGCGCGCGCGGCTCCTACCAGGGAGAACTTGTCCTTGAAACTGTTATTTGTCGCGGCCAGTCCGGCGGCGGCTTTCTTCTTAGCGGCCACCTTGCGGTCTGGGGTTTGCCGCGGGGCGTCCTTGATATCGGAGTCCAGAGCAAAGGTGAGATTCAACCCCACCCACCGCTTTTCCTTGTTGTTCTCGTAAATCTGGAGGGCACCACACTTGGCGTTCTTGGTCCCCATGTACGGGTGGACCAGTTTCCCGGATCCCTCCGCCTCACACGCGGTGATCAGCTTGTCTTTCTGAGCCTGGACATCCTCCCCCACCAGATAGGCCTCCAGGGAGACGGAACGGGCCACGCGGCCCATGTCCTCATTGAATGGATCATCCATTCCCGGGTATTCATGGACGGCAATTCTCCGCCCAGTCCCGAACTGGTGAGAGGCTACAAAGAACGGAATCCCGCGAAATGATCCGCCCACGGTCTCCACTTCCTTCCCATTGATCTGAATTTTTACGGTGCGGAGGGTGTCAATATACGCCATTTAGAAACCTCCAGCGAAAGCAAACCCAGAGGAGACCTTGACGGGCACCTCTCCCTGGGGCTGGGCCACTCGGGCCCCTGCAGGTAGATTCTGGAAATTCACGGCCACGGTGGACTCTTGCCGGGTGACAGAGGTTCTGGTCTCATTTACGGCGCGGTAATTCTGGGCCGGAACCTGGGCGGCATCCGCTCCCGTTGGCTGGGCATCCGTTCCGAAGAAAGACACGGCCTTGGAGAGTACATCCCCCAGGATAGGGACGCCGCTCACCATGTCTGCCAATTTCTTAATGGCCATGTCAACCGCTCCATTAAGCCAATCCCAGGCTCCCAGGAATCCATCAATAAACGCGGAGAAGCCCGTCTGGATTCCATCCCATAGCCCACTGAAAAAATCCTTTATTCCTTCCCAGTGCTTGTAGATCATCCGCGGGATCCCAATGAATGGCGTCACGAAAGTGAGGAGTACCTGGCCCACGGTGTTCTGGAGGAATGCGGTGATTTGGTTCCACAGCCCCTGGAGCCATCCCCAAATGGCATCCCAGTGCTTAATAATCAGTAGAGGGATTCCAATGAGAGGGAACACGAACAAGGCCATGATTTTTCCTATGGAGGTATCCAGGAACGCGGAGACCTTCCCCCAGGCGGACATAATCCACCCGGACACGGTGTCCCAATTCTTCCAAATTAGATACACGGCCCCGGCAATTGCAGCAATTGCAGCCAGAATCCAGCCCACTGGGGTGGTGAGAATTGCTATACCTATGCTATAAATGGCGGGCAAGACTGTTGCGGTGATAACCCCGGAAAAGGCTGTGAAAGCCCCGCCCACAGCGGCCATCACTCCAGAAACACCTCCTAAGGCGGCCAAGGTCGTGGTGAATGCGGAGCCCACAGAGACCAGGGCGGGGATGACACTGAGGAGGGAAAGCACAAAGGGCCCAGCAATAAACGCGGCCAGTGCGCCAAATATCACTTTTCCAGGTCCCAGGACATTCATAATACTGGTAATGTTGTCAATAACTGGGCCAGCGGATTGGGCTAAAGACATTAGCGCGGACCTTAACCGGTCAAGGATTTGGGGTAGCTTCTGGGCGAACCCCTCCGCGAATTTCTGTACGGTGTCTTTATTGGTGAGCGCCCACTCCTGGAAACGGACCATCATGTCCGAAATCACCGGAATAAGGTTAGAGGACAGCTGATTGGCCAGGGCCCCTAGGGTCACCTTTAAATTGGATAGATTATCACCAAAGATTTCCGCGTTTTTGGCTTGCTGTTGTGACAGGCCGCCTCCTAGGCGCTGGTACAACGCCATGAGGTCCTGCACTCCATCTCTACCCTGATTCAACATTTCCACCATACCGCCACCCGACTTCCCGAATAGTACCATAGATGCGCGGAGTTTATCCTGAGGGTCTTGGATCTTAGTGTATACTTGGGCTAGGTCTAGGAGTATATCCTCCTGTTTGCGAAGCCTACCCGTGGAATCTTTTAGGGATATCCCCATAGCACTAAATAGTTTTCCCGCTTCACCCATTCCGGCGGCGGCCTCGGATACGGATCTCCCGAATTTTTCAAACGCCTTGTCGGCGTCCTCCATACCTACTCCGGATTGGTCCGCGGCGAATCGGAGAGCCTGGAGGCCCTCCACCGTGAGGCCTACACGGCGTGAGAATTTAGCTATACGGTCACCCGCGGAGGCCGATTTCTCCATGGCAACGAATAGTCCGGTAAGAGCTCCAGCTCCCAGGGCAGTGGCCGTGGACAGGCGCCCCATGGATTTAGAAAATCCGGCACCCACGCCGGAGAGCTTGCCTTTCAGGTTACCAAGAGAACTGCCCAGCGCGGAGAGTTTAGCCTCCTTACTAAGAGAGCCTAGGGAATTCTTTAATTTGTTCACCGGGGCATTGGCGGACTCTACTGCCCGGTTTATTTTACGCATTGGGGCGGTGACATTGTCCACCATCTGAATGGCTGCCTCGATTTGGGGGAGCTTGAAAGCCATGAAATCCTCACTTTTTAGGTGTCTGGAGCTTGGCCCATTCGTTGGCCCGCTCCAGCCAGAAAATAAAATCCCTTCGGTTCAATCTACGGATTTCCCCAGGGGGCCAATGGAACGCCCCGGCAAGGATCGAAAATCCTAGCCGCCAATCTCTTGGCCACCTCCCAAAAAAGGTCTAATGACCTCTACAATGGCCAGGAGGTCACGGGCTTTAATCAGCTTGATTTTCGGGTCAGGCCACCCGGTACAGGCGGATACCATGCGGAGCATTTGGTCGCCCTTGCGCTCCGCGTTCATGATATTGGCCAGGTCTCCCGCGTCCGGTTCCTTTTCCAGGACCACGGACTCCACACGCTCCTGGCCATAATTAAACGGGCGGAAGAGTTTCATAGTGTGGGGAAATTCCACCTCCACCATGTTAATGTGGAGGGAATCTTCCGGAACGGAAGGGGCAGCACTGTTGTTTTTTTGTTTGCTCATGGTTTTTATTCCTTTCTGATGAATAGGGGGTACTACTTGAAATATAGATAGAAGGACCCCAGCCTGGACTGGAGCCCCTCTCCCCTTTTTCACCTTGGGACAATAATTTAGGCGCCAATTTCCTCAGCGCTCATGCCCTCAAAGCGGACTGGGATTTCTCCTTCTCCGGTGGTGATGTCCATATCCGCCGCAAAGCAAGCGGAGCGGAGTGAGATCACCTTGCCATTGGCCAATTCCAGAGTGACCGTTTCGTCACTCATCTGGGCCAAGAGCTTGGCGTCCACATCGTCACCGTCCGTGATGGTTCCCTCAATGAACGGGACCACGGTCTCTGTTCTGTACCCATGGACACCGTCCTGGCCTGGAATCATGGTCTTTTTGTCCACGCCCAGATTGTAGGTGAATTCGCCTTTTGCTCGGTATTGGGTACCGTTAATCTTGAAAAATATTTTTCCTGCTCTCAAATTACTCATGGTGTTATCTCTCCCTTAGAGGATGAATTGGATTTTAGTGGCGCCGATCCGGAATTGGTTCATGAGGTCAGGCCGGAGGAGGAAGTCCAGACGGTTTACATCGCCGGAATTGCGCTCCACCACCAGGGACGCCTTGAAAGCGTCCAGGCCTTCCACCCATCCCAATTCTTCCCAGACTTTGAAGCGGTTGAGAGCCTCAGCGCGTCCAGTTTTCGGTGTGATGACAGGCTGTCCCGGTCCGAAGTTTGCACCATCGGAGGCCAACTTGTGGCGGGGGTATTTGTTTTTCATGTACACGGTCCAGTCATAGCGGATGGCCTGGAGGGTGTACACGGTTTCCACATCCTTATAGGAAGGATCGGCCGCGCCGCTGGGGCTGGTCTTGTAAGTGGTGACCATGCGCTGGATCCGGACCGTGCGGTCCTGGGATACAGTGAAGGTAGCCACGCCTTTCTGAAGGAGTGTCTCATTTTCAACCCAGCTGTTTTCCTGGGCCTGGGTCGGAGCCTTGGCGAAGGAGTAACCCAGGGTCTGGAGCGGGCGGGCTGGATCAATAGCGCAATAATACGCCGCAAGAGCCGCCGTTTCCGCCGCAAATTCCCAGGGAGCGGTGGGAACGTTTTCCGCGTTCATGGTGATAGAAAAAGGACTGTTCCGGGCGTCACCAAAAGCGGTGAGGCTGGAGAAAGCCACATTCTTAGCAGTGTAAACCACGCCGCCCGTCATATGGTCCGCTTTCCAGCGGGTGGCCAGCTCAGTCTCCATATAGGTGACCGCGGCCGGGTTGGTCCATGGCATGGCGATAGCTTGAAACCATCTATTTGAGAGGATACCGGACACGCCCTCAGAACTGAGGTCAGGGTCCACGGATCCGCCCGCCATGGCGGTGAAAGTGACGGTGATCCCGTCCGGGGTCTCCTCTCCCTGGTAATGATTGACACGGATGTCCAATTCATTGGACGCGGTGCCCTTGTTCTTTGCGGTGAGAGTCACCGTTCCGGTGGCGGCTGTTGCGGTGACGGCCAGGTCAGCGGCGGCATTCACAGCGGCAGCCACAGCGTCGGCAATTTCCGTGGAGGTGTCAGTGGATTCCACGCCCACAGTGATGGCACGGCCGCCAATCATGAGGGACACGGCGCCGGAAGCGGTGGCCGTTCCGGAGAACTCCACGGAACCCGTAGCGGCCACAGATGAGTCAGCGTCCGAAAGAGGGAGACAGTACAGCGGCTGGGTGGAATTGGAGGCCAGGAAAGCCTCCACCATTTGGGCCAGCTGGGAGCCAGCGCCAAAGAGCGTGACGGCCTGGGCCTTGCTGGTGACCTGCACAATTTCCTTTGGCGCGGTCTTGGCGGGGATTTGCTGGCCAATCAGGAGGATTTGCCAGGGGATGGTATTGGAACCCTGGAAAGCTCCAGAATTGTCAATCTCCACATAAAAAAATGGGGTGAGGGACCCATTAGGGACCTCATTGAAACCTATGCTCACTTTTCACCTCCGGGGGTGGGTTTGTTGTTGTTACTCTTTGCGTCCTTGGTGGTGGGCTTTTCCGCCCGGGGTATACCCTTCACCAGCTCACCGGAAAGGACGCGCTTTTCCAGGTAGGAATCCAGGACCAGGGCCTCACCATCCGGGAAAATGTTCCGCCCCTTGGAAGGGAGGAAAACCTGGAACGGTTGCCCAGTCACGGTGTCCGTGCCAGGTTTCAGGAATTGTTTATGTGTATTCATGGGATCCTCATGTCAGAAATAAAATTAATATCCAAATCCTCCACGGATGCGGACTCAGGACCACCCAGGGTGGAGCCCATGCGGAGGAAATCTGCGTCCGGTACTTCATCGGGGAGGGTAGATTTCCAGCGGCCGGAGAATACCACGGACTGGGAGAACTTTAAGACCTCACCCTCCGCGGACATAGTTGGCCGGATTCCCCGGAGAAAAAACCACTCCAGGGTCCCGTCAAAGGGCCCGGAAATACCGTGGACCTGGAGAAGGGCGCGGACCACAGCGTCCGTGATTTCATCCATACGGTCCTCAAGGTCCTGGCCCGCGGGGGCTTGTTGGACTATTACCTGGACCACCACATCCGTGTCCACCTGGTAAATGGTGGGGGCGGTGTCCTGGTCGTCAAAATCAGAGTTTTGCGTGTATACGCAAATGAAGTCCCCCTCTTCTGGCCATGCGCGGCGTGCGCGGCTGGGGAACACTTTGGAAAGCACTCCAGGAATGGAAGCAGCTACCAGCGCCTGGGTTATTTTATCACGGATTTGCTTTAGCTGGAGCATTAGGTCCCCCCTGGAGAATGAGCTCCACATGGCCTAATTTCTCATTGGCGGTGCTTATCACCTCCAGAGTTTTGGCCGGGTGGAAAAGATTGGCCACCACCTCCACACGGTCCCCGCGTGACGGGGATCCGCTTGGAAGATCGGAGCGGCGGCAAAAAATGCGGGGCTGGTGGGAGATTACCTCCACCTCAGCCCCTATGTTTTCAGAGAGGGCGGGTTCATCGTAAATGGCCGGAATTTGGACAGCAGACCCGGTGGCCGGGATATAGGTCACCAGCTCCCCGAACTCGGAGAGGTTGAAATGGTTGTCCATCATGTCCCGGTCCAGCTGCTCCAAAAAGGTCATTTTTACAATGCCCCCACTTCTACTTTGATGGCCTCCGCGCGGAGCTTGCCCACACCCTTGATGGTGGTGAGCTTGCCCACGGAAACCCCCTGGAGCTTCTCCAAAGAATCCAGCCCGGCATCAGCCAGGCGGGCCTCCAGAGCCGCGTCCACAGACTTGAGGCCCAGGCGGGTCTGGGGTTCCTGGTCAGAGTTTCCACCCTGGCCCTGGTCTCCATCGCCCTCCTGGTCCTGGTCTTGGTCTTGGTCACCGTCCTGGTCCTCATCAGACCCGGCGCTCTGGGACTTTGGATCCTGGTCAGAGGATCCGGAGTTTCCCTGGTCAGCGGGTCCCTTGTCGGTAGGAACGTCGATAATATCGGGCTTGTCACCCTTCACCACGGAAAAATCCAGGGTGGGGGATTTCTTACCCTTGAGCCATTCAAGGACAGAGAGGTCCACCTCAATGGTGGAGTCCTTAGGATATTCCGTTCCGTCAAGGACCAGGAGGCCCTTGAGGATCTGAATTTTTGTCTTTTCTTTCTGAACCATTGTCGCCTCCTTATACCACGACGGCGGACACCAGGCCATTGACCTGGTGAACCACTGGGAGCGGTGCGGACTGCACCAAAAGGTAGCGGGCAGAAGGGTTCTTCTCTACCCAGGATTTGGCAAAAGCACGGGACGCGTATTGGCCCGCCTCAATGTCCTGAATGACGCCATAATGGACCGTGGCGCGGATGGAACGGGCAATGACTAGCGCACGGTCCACAGGGACCATAGGCTTTTCCGTGTCCGTGTCCTCGTCATAGTACCACTCGTCATATGTCCAGACATCCAGACCCACGGCGGTGAGACGGCCCAGATAGGTGACGCCCTCGCCCATGTCGGCGGGGTTAATCAATCCCATCATGAGATTACGATTGTCCAAGAGCTTGAGGAGCTTCTCATTATTGAGTATCGCCTCTGCGGCATCGGTGCCCAGGATCAAGTCCGTGGCAGTGATTCCGGCATCCTTGGAGATCAAGCGTTTCCATGCGCGGAGATTCTTGAGAGTGTCACCAGTGGAAGCACTCCACAAGTCCGCGCCGGAGAGCGTGGGGGTATGGGTGGCGTCAAAGTCATAGTCTACCACAGTGTCCACCCCGTCACCCTTCACAGTGACACGGCCATAGAATAGAGCTTCGGCGGCCATGGCCTCCACGCGGCGGAGGTTCATTTCATCCAATTCCGCCATGTCGGAGCCCAGGAGGGTAGCGGCACGGGTAGCCGGAGTATTGGCACCTGGGGCAGTGTATACCACTTCACCAGGTTGGCGGGTGAGAATATTGTCCGCCTCGGTCACCTTCATAGGCTTGAGGTACGGCGGAGTGAATTCCAGAGTACGGTACTTTTCGCGGTCCACCACCTTTCCGGCCATCTTAGGATGGACGATAGGTGAAAGACGGCGGGACCCCTTGTAGAGGTCAATTTGGAAAGACTTGGTGTCGTGCGTTTCCTCGCCAAAGAAAGTGGCGGAGAGGAAGCGACGCGCGGGGAAGGACTCCAGGAGGGCCTGGGTCATCTGTTTTGGGTCATATATTTCTATGGGATCCATGTGGTTCTCCTTAGTTGATGGCGGCCTGGTTGTTGGATACGAAAATCCCGGCATTCCCAGCCAGGCGGCCCAGGGAGTCCAGGTGATCAGCTACCGTGTCGGTTCCGCCCACGGTCAAGGCCAGCGAATTGAACTCGCCAGTTTTTGCCACGGGTGCGGGTTTGGTTTCGGAGGCTCCGGTCTTGATGTCGTCCAAGAGGACCACGCGGGCTACCTGGGATCCGTCCGTGGCCGCGGAATCCACCAGAACACCATCACCATGAAGCGCGTCCGCCCCGGCAGTCTCCACCGCAGTGGCGCCCGCGGTGATATCGGCATCCGCGGAAGTAGCTCCCACGGTCTCATCATTAGCGCCAGGAACAATGAAAGTAAGGACTAGCTTTCCGGCGGTGTTCGCGGCATTCACGGCGCGGGATGGGTCCGCATTGACCAGCGCTTTGAGGGCGTCGGCCACCACCGTGGGTGTGTCACCCGTGGTGGTCGTGTGGGTGTAGGTCTTAGACCCCACGGTCAGAACTACCGCGCCGGATCCCGCCGCGGTTGTCCCGGTAAAAGTGATGCTGGTCACACGCGCAATGGCGGCCACAACGGTCTTGAGTCCCAGCACGGCACCACGCTTGAGGTCCTGGGAAGCCGCGATATTCACGGCCCCGGTAACCACATGGAGGGCGCCCGCTAGGAGCTTGTCGGGGGTGTTGGTTCCAATTTCCATTTTGTCCTCCTTGGATTACTTGGAATTTTTACGGTTTGCTCCCGCCCCGGTTGCGCGGGTGCGGAAATCGTTGGCACCCTGAGTCATTGCCGAAAATACAGCCTTGGCCTGGGTTGCTGGAGTGGCCGGAGCCTGGGAAGCGGCGGCCGCGGCGGCCTGGGCCCCCTCGGCGGTCATCTGGGCGGTGGTCACGGCCGGAGCTTGGGGCGCGGTGGCCATGGCTCCGGGTGTTTTCAATTTCTGGATGGCGTATGCCTGGGCGTCCGCCACGCTCTTTCCCTCGGAAATAAAGGAACTAGCATCGGCGGAGAACGCCGTCCCCTCAAAGACAGAAAGGATACCGGACACGCGGTCGCGTTCCGCCTTAACAGCTTCATCCGCCGAAATAGCGGGAGCTTGGGCGGCCGGAGTGGCGTCCGGAGCGGCGGCTGGTGCGGCGGCTGGTGCAGGTTGAGTCTGGGCCTGGGCCTGGGCCTTGGGCGCAGTCACCGGGGCGGTTTGGACAGGCGCGGGGGCCTGGGCTTGGGGTGCGGACATAGTTGTCTCCTGTTTATGGTTGCGAATAGTTAAAAATGTAGTTTCAAAAGTGGTCACCTGGTCAGCCATACCACTACCCACGGCCGCCTGGCCTACCTTGACTCCGCCCTTTCCGAAATTTTCCAGAACATTCTCCGGGGTGGTTCCGCGGTTGCGTGCCACCCTGGAAATAAATACATCACTGAGGTCATTAAGCAACCCCTTTACCTCCGCCTGGCCCTCCGCCGTTGCGGGGTCCGGGCGCTTCATTGGGGATTGGTCGGAGACAATAGTCACAGTGCCGGGATCCTCTTGTTTAAACTGGACCACGGTTCCAATGGAGCCCACCATCCCGGTAGAGGCCACATGGATCTGGTCAGCACTGGAACCCAGCCAGTAAGCAGCGGAGCTCATGTCACCACCAGCACGCGCCACCAGTCCCTGAGGTTTGATTCCGCGGGCGTCATAGATCATGGAGGCCAAGTCATCCACACCCGCGGTGAGACCGCCAGGAGAGTGGAAATTCAGGGCCACGCCCTTGACATTGGAGTCATCCATAAGGTTTTGGAAGTCCTGGGCCAGACTCTCATAGGTGTCAAATCCAAATAGCCAGGTGAGGAAATTCTCATGGGTGAAAAGCGGGCCACGGATTTGCATGATTCCCACGCCATCCCGGACAGTGGTCCGGGTCATCCCGGAGCCGAAGCGCTCCCCGGCCTGGGTGACCAGTGCCTGAGGGTCGAATGTTTCCATCCGCGCCCAGTTGGCCAGGGTATGGGCCCAGTCCTTGGAAATTGCCCAGACCTCACCACCACAGAGGGCTTGGATGTAGTCCGCGCGTGAAAAGTTCTTGTTTTTCATTCTCTAAATTCTCCATGGGTATCATCGCCGGAGCCCTGTACAGAAAGGCTGGCGGTTTTCTGGACCGTTCCGGGTTCATCGATTCCGGCGGCCGTGCGAAGTGCTTTCTCATGTGCAAGAGATACCACGGTCCTGGCATAATCGCCACCCGTGACTTCCATTGTGGCGGTGGTGCGGTCCTTAAATTGTTCATCCACCTGGAGCTTGTGGGCCTGGGTTTCCTTGAGCGGGTCAAGCTGGCCGGGAGCATCGCCCACCCACAGCGCCTGGGACCACAAAAGACGGCGGTACGAATCCTCAAAAAATCCGGGAGCCTCCAGGAATCCAATGGAAATGGCCTCCAGTAGCCAGGTCTCATATACGGGCTGGCAAAAGTCCGAGGACAGATCCAACCGCGCGCGGCGGAAGGTTTTCCAACCCTCAAGGAACGCGGCGCGCGCTGCCGTGTAGGAGCTGGAAAAATACTTCAACATGACTTCATAGGGCAAGCCAAGAGCGGCGCCAATTTCACGAAAAATGGAATTTACAAATGGGTCATAGTTGGGATTGGGGCGTCCAGGATTGGCAAAGCTCACATCCTCACCCTCAGCAAGGTCCACCACTCCCCCATATTTCAGCTCCAGGGATTTCTTGTCATCTTCTACG